CGCACGCGGCCGCCCACACGTTCGGGACGGGCAAGCGGTCGATGCTCTCCCGCGTCCACGAGTACCTCCGGGACGGCGGCGTCGAGCCGCCCGCCCCGGCCGCCGCGACCCCGAGCGGCCGCGACGACGCCGCGGCGGACGCGGCCCAGGCGAAGGTCGCACTCGACGCCCACCGCCGCGGCGACCTGGCCCGCGCCCGCACGCGGTTCCAGGCCGCCGACAAGGCGATGCCGACGGCGTTCCAGGTCGAGATGGGGGGCGAGGCCACGCCCGAGCAGCGGGCCGAGTACCGCGCGGCGAAGGCCGAGCACGACGCCGCGGTCGCCCGGGACGTCGAATTGCACGGGGCGTGGGCCGCGGCCGAACAGGCCGCGAAGCCCGCCGCGAAGCCCGCCGCGAAGCCCGCCGCGAAGCCGGACCCGGACGCCCCCGTGACGGTCCGCGGCAACACCTACGCGGTCCGCGACGAACTGCGGAAGATCCCGGGGGCGAAGTACGACGCGAAGAAGAAAGTCTGGACCGTCCCGCCGGCGCACGCGGAAGCGGCCCGGAAGCTCGTCGCCGGGGCCGGCAAGAAGAACAGCCGGGAGGAACTGCTCCGGATGTCGAACGCGGAACTGGCCGAGCGGGGCCTGATTCGCACCTCCGGGCCGCGCGGCCCCTACGTCCGCCGCGGCACGCCGGAGGAGCTCAATGACCACCTCTGAGAAGGGCGGGCGGCCGAAGTCGTTCGGCGACCGACTCCTGTCGCTGCGCGAGAAGGCCGGGCTCTCCCGCGGGCAACTGGCCGACGCCGCCGACATCTCCCGCGAGTCGGTGCGACTGTACGAGACCGGGGCGAGGCGGCCGACGTGGGAGGCGGTGCAGGCGATCGCGGCGGCGCTGAAGGTCCCGACCGACGCGCTCCGCGACTCCTGACGCACCTCCGCAGGTTCCCCCGGGCGTGCCCATACTCCGGGCATGCCCGCGCCCCCGAACCCCGCCGCCCGCCGCACCCGGCCCGCCGCCGTCCTCGCCTCGCTCGTGGCGAAGGCGGTGCCCAGCGAGCTGCTCGTCGTCGGGGCGCTCTCGACGCCCGCCGAAGACCTCGCCGGCGACGTCGTCCTGCCGTCCGGACTGGACTTCCGCCCGCACGCCCGCACCTGCGAAATCGACTTGGAACACGCGAGGGGCGCGACCGGCACCGCCGCCGTCGCCTGGGCCCGCAAGAGCCTGTCCCGGCCCGGCGACTACTCGACGGCGTGGTCTACCGTGGACTACGCCGGCCGCCCCACCCGCCTGCCCTTCGGCCACGCCTACTTCGACCAGTCCGACCCGCTCCAGTCCCAGGTCTTCGACCTCTACGCCGCGGGCGCCCTGACCGGGTTCTCGCTGGAGTTCGTGCCGCTGGAGTGTAAGTCGCGCGGCTTCCGGAGTCCGCTCGAGGACCGCGACGCGATGGAGTTCACCCGCGCGTCGGTCGTGCGCTACACCTGCTGCGCCGTGCCCGTCTGCCCCGACGCCGTGGTGGTCGAGGGCGGCGTCGTCCGCAAGGCGACGACCGCCCCGACGCAGGTTCCCCCGGCGCTCTGCACAATCCTCTCGTCCGGCCGGGTGGGCGCGGAGCAGTTGCACCCGGTCATCCGCAAGGCACTGGCCCACCACCTGCCCGCGAAGCAGTACCACCGCACCGTCGAGGCGAAGGCAATGGACGAAGACACCGTCTACGACGCGGCGAACCCGAACCCGGACGCCCCGGAGGCCGGCGACGCGGGCGGGTCGGCCACCCCGACCGCCCAGGCCGCCTACGACGCCGGGCAGATGCTCAGCGACGCCTGCGCCCAGATCGAGGACGCGCTCGGGAAGTGCGAGCACGTCGCCGGCAAGAAGAAACTCATGTCCCTCTGCGACCAGCTCAAGAAGTTCGGCGAGAAGGCCGTCGCCATCGGCGACCAGGTCGCCGCCGACGTCGGCGGGTCCGGCGACATGGACGAGGACGACGAGGAGCCGGACGTCCCGGCCGAGGACATGGAGCCGGACGACGCGGACGGCGGCGTCCTCAAGGCGTTCGCGAAGCCCGTCCGCAAGGCGTACCGCCCCCGACTCAAGCGGTTCACGCTCGCCGAGGTCAAGAAGGGCATCCAGTCGCCCGACCCGGCGGCCGAGGCCGCCCGCAAGGAAAACCAGCGGCTCCGGCGGAAGTTCGCCGAACTCCACGCCCGCAACGGCTGAACCCCGACCGGCCCCCACCCACGACCCCGACCGGAGACCGCGATGGCGAGCACGAAGACCGAGGCGGACGCTCTCCGGGAGGAGAACGACACGCTCAAGAAGGCGATCAGCGTCCTGAAGGAGAAGGAGCGGACCCCGGCCAGCCGGGCGGTGCCGTCCGGGGCGCCGTTCGTCACCACCGGCCCCGTCGGGCAGGACTCCCGCGGGTTCTCGCTCCTGAAGGCGGTCGGCGCCATGCGGGGGTTCATCCCGGCCGACCAGGCGAAGGCCGAACTCGGCGCCTGCGAGAAGTTCGAGAAGGCCCTCCGCGACACGCACACCGAGCCCCACAAGCGGGAGCCCGGGTCGATCATGCTGCCGCTGGCGATGGACCACCTGCCGCCCGAGACGAACGACCACGAGGGCGCGCGGGTCATGAAGTCGATGTTCGCCGCCGGCATGGCGAACTACGACCCGGAGGAGGCGGCCTGGACCGCCCGCCGGATCATGAAGTCCGCGGCGAGCGGGACCGTGTACAAGACCGCCATGTCCTACCTCCAGGACTCGATCGGCGGCACGCTCGTGGCCCCGCCGGTCATGGGCGAACTGATCGAACTCGTCCGCCCGAAGGAGTGCCTGATGGCCGCGGGCGCGACGTCCGTGCCCATCCCGGCCAACGGCCGCATCACCTGGCCGCGGGCGACCGGCCCGACGTCCTTCTACTGGGTCGGCGAGAACACCGCCACGACCGAGAGCAACCCGACGACCGGGCAGGTCGCCATGCAGGCCCGCAAGGGCGGCGTCCTGACCCGCGTCCCGAACGAACTGTTCCGGTTCGCGAGCGTCGCCGCCGACGCCTTCATCCGCAACGACGCGGCCAAGTCGATCGCGCTCGGCATCGACTACGCCGGCCTCTACGGCACCGGCGGGGCGGCCCAGCCGAAGGGCCTCACGCTCTACACGGGCGCCAACGAGGTGATCGACTACGCCGGCTCCTCGCCGGCCCCGACCGGCCTCGGGGCCACCGGCAACGACCTGAAGCCCGAGGACGCCTACTACATGATCGGGCTGGTCGAGGACCGGAACTTCGAGTTCTCGGGCTGGATCATGCGGCCGACGCTCGCCAACAGCATCGCCGGGTTCCGGGCGGACGCCGCCGCGCCGAGCGACAAGGCCGGGCAGTTCGTCCAGGGCATGATGCGGGCCATTTCGGAGAAGTTGCCCGGCGACAACTGGGGCGGGTACAAGGTCACGAAGTCGGCCGTGGTCAAGGCGGACCAGTCGAAGGGGTCGGCGTCCAACCTGACCGACGTGTTCGGCGGGCAGTGGGAGCACCTGATGGTCGGCACCTTCGGGGCCGTCGAGGTCGCGTCGAGCGTCCACGGCGACAGCACCTTCCCGCAGGACCAGACGCTGATCCGCTCGCTCGTCTTCACGGACGTCGTGCCCCGCTACGAGGGCGCCTTCGTCCGGTACAAGCAGGTCAAGCAGCGCTGACGAGTGCGGGCCGGCGCCTGCGGGGCCGCCGGCCCTTGTCCCCACAACATTCCGCGAGGGTTCGACCGTGGCCAATTTCGTCGGGGACCTCAGCCCCCACATCGTGTCCGGGTCGCTGTTCGCGACCTCGACGGGCGTCTCGACCGACGCCAACGCCGCCGGCGTCTCGGTGGACCTGGCGTCGAACGTCGGCAACGTCTGCACCGCGGTGCAGGTCGTCGGCGGGCTGGCCGGGACCGGCACTCCGACCCTGACCTCGAAGGTGCAGGAGTCCACCGACGGGACGAACAACTGGACCGACGTGACCGGGGGCGGCTTCGCCGCCGTCACCACCACGTCGAACGTCCAGGCGATCCCGTTCAAGCCGACCAAGCGGTACGTCCGCACGACCGGCACCGTGGCCGGGACGAACCCGGTGGCCGAGGCGGCCACCCTGATCTACGCCCCGCGGCGGACCACGCCGGACAACGACGGCGGGTTCGACACCACGGTCGCGTCCGCGAACTGAGGGCCGCCATGAGCGTGGCAGTGATGCCGCAGAGCGGGGCCGTCCACCGGAACACGCCCGACGACATCTTCGGGTGGTTCGACTTCGCCGCCGTGTACGACCGGGCGGTGGCGACCGCGCCGCCGGGCGGCGTGCTGGTCGAGGTCGGCGTCTTCCTGGGGAAGTCGCTCGTCTACCTCGCGGAGCGGGCGAGGGCCGCGGGCAAGGGCCTGCGGGTCTACGGCGTGGACACCTGGCGGGGCTCGCCCGAGTTCGACGGGGCCGTCTACTTCAACGACCGCCCGGCCAACGAGGTGCCCGGCGACATGCTCGCGTCGTGCTTCGGCGCGGTCGTGGCCCGCGGACTGGCCGACGACGTGACCCTGATCGTCTCCGACGGCGCGAAGGCGGCCGAGTTGTTCGCCCCCGGCTCGGTCCACATGGCGTTCCTGGACGCCGCCCACGACGAGGCGAGCGTCGCCCGGGACGTCCGGGCGTGGCTCCCGCGGGTGGCCCCCGGCGGGTTCCTCGCCGGGCACGACTACCCGCCGACCGACTTCCCGGGCGTCAAGGCGGCGGTGGACGCCGCCTTCGGCGCCGCGGTCGAGGCCGAGGGCTCCTGGTGGCTCCACGAGGTGCAGGGATGACCCCCGACGAGTGCAAGCCGCTGCCGGAAAAAGTGGACGTGCTGGTGAACGTGTTCACCTACGCGAAGATGGTCGGCGCGGACGTGTTCAACTACTGCTGCGCCGTCGGCCCGGCCTTGCAGAATCACAAGCGGGTCGGCGGCGTGCAGGTGAGCTACACGCAGGGCTACCCGACCGACCGGGTGCGGAACGCCGCGTGCATGCAGGCGCGGCGGGACGGGTTCTCGTTCCTGCTCATGCTCGACGACGACCAAGTGCCCGACTTGCTTTGGCGGAAAGATCCCGAGGCGCAAGAGTTCCTCCCGACCGCCCTCGACTTCATGCTGGCGCACGACGGCCCCTGCTGCGTCGGCGCGCCTTACTGCTCGGCCCCGCCGAGTCAGGAAGTGGTGGTGATGAAGAACCGGGAGTACGCGCCCGACCACCCGAGTTGCACGGGCGTCAAGATCGACAAGTACACGCGCGACGAGGCGGCGGTCCTCAAGGGCATCCAGAGGGTCGCGGCCCTGCCGACCGGGTGCCTGCTGATCGACGTCCGGGCGCTGGAAGTCCTGCCCCCGCCGTGGTTCGCCTACGAGTACGACGACCCGCCCTGGAACACGAAGTTGGCGTCCACGGAGGACATCGTGTTCACCCGCAACCTCGACTGGCTCGGCGTGCCGCAGTACTGCCACTGGTCGGCCTGGGCGGGCCACGCCAAGTCCTACACCACCGGCAAGCCGACCGCCTCGCCGGTGATCGACGTGCCCGGGAGCATCTACCGGGCGTGGTCGAACGGCTGGCGCCCCAAGCAACCGCAACCCGTTTCCTGAACCCTCCGGAGTCCCCCGCGATGGCCGACAAGAGCGTCCCCCAGAACTCCGGTGGACAGTTCACCGGCGTCTTCACCGGCGGCAACGTCGAGACCCTGGTGTACACCGGGGGCGGCCGCCTGAACAAGATCCACGTCCTGACCGCCGGGACCGCGGTCCTGAGCGTGTACGACGGCACCCAGTCCACCGGCGGCACGCTGATCTACAGCACGATCACCAACGACGCGACGGGCACCATCAAGGACGTGCAGTTGCCGATCACGACCGGGATCGTCGTCAAGGGCACGACCGGCTCGGCCGGGGTGTGCTGCGCGTACAACAAGGACGGCCCGCTCGGCAACGCCTCCTGACCCCCGCCCCGCAGCCCCACCCGCGCCCCGGCACCCCCGGGGCGTCTTCGTTTCCCGCCCCCGCAGGTTCCCCGCCCCCGGGCGAGAATCCACCGACCGCACGCACCCGAGCGAGGCGAACGCGATGGCGCAGACGTGGGACCGATTCCGGCAGGCGCAGGACCTGGCCGCGGCCGTCGCCGCGAAGATCCAGGACGCCCGCGACCTCGCGCGGCGGCTGATCGAGATCCACGACGGCGAGCCGTTCACCGCCGCCGCCGACGCCGACCCCGTCCCCGGGTGGGTGCTGAAGAGCGCCGACGGGAACATCAAGGGCAAGGCGTTCACCCCCGCCGAGTACCTCGCGGCGGTCGCGTTCTGCCGCGAGTTGGACAAGCTCATGACCAACCAGGAGCCGGCCGCCGCGTGGTGGAACGGCGTCCTCTCCAAGCTCCTGACCCCGGGGGCGTGAGATGGCGACCGGGAACAGCCTCGCCGAATTCCTGGGCGGCTACGGCGAGCCGCCGTCGTCCAACTACGCCACGTTCGACGTCCGCAACGCACACCCGGTCGCGGACTTCGACGCCGCGACCGCCGAGACGCTGTACTTCACCGGCGTGGTGCCCTCGCACTACGCGGGCGGCGGCGTCACGGTCGAACTGACCTGGATGGCGACGAGCGCCACGAGCGGCGACGTCGTGTGGGGCGTCTCGTGGGAGGAGTTGGACGCCAACAACAACGACCTCGACGGCGACACCTTCGGGACCGAGACGACCGGGGCCGGGACCGCCAACGGCACGAGCGGCAAGACCACGAAGACCAGCCTGAACATCTCGCACGCGAACATGGGCAGCCCGGCCGCCGGGGACGCCTTCCGCCTGAAGGTCCGGCGGGTGGCGACGGACGGCGGCGACACGGCGACGGGGGACGCGGAACTCGTCACCGTCCACGTCAAGGAACAGTGACCACGGGGAGGCTAGACCGTGGCACGCACCTTCGGTACCGGACTGAGGCTGACTACGAGTACGCTCCCGCTGTCAGCCTACCCCGGGTCCATTCACTGTTTGATTCGGAACACGACTTCGCAAACTTCCAGGTATGCGTTCTGTTTGGCGGGGGCCGGCGGCACCGGCGGTCTGTCCATCCGGACTAATAGCTCGACACTCACGTTCAGGGCGGGCAGCGTCAATGCCTCGGCGATGGCGTACAGTTTGAACGTGTGGAACTCGGTCGGCGGCTCGGCGGCTGGAACGGCCGCCGGAGACGGCATCGGCTATTTGAACGGGACGGCTGGTACTCCGTTTACCCCCGGTGCGTTCAGCACTCCGGCAGGCGTCGGGATCGGAGACTTGCCAGGAGGAGGGAACTCGTTCGCTGGGGAAGTGGCGGAGACGGCACTGTGGAACGCAGTCCTGTCAGCCGACGATTTCGTCGCGCTTGCTAATGGCATTAGTCCTCTACTAATTCAGCCCGAGTCGCTGGTTTTTTACGCTCCGGTCCAGGGACGGTACTCGCCCGAGATCGAAGTGGTCGGCGGACTTTCCCTTACCCTCACCGGCACGCCGGCCTACGCCGACCACCCCCGCGTCTTCCGGCCCCGCGGGCGGGTGTCGGTGTTCGTGCCGGCGGCGGGCGGCGGGGGCGGCAACCGGCGGCGCCGGGTCATCCTGTGCGGGGGGCGTTGAATGATCGTCGCGCGACAGTCCACCGCCCGCACCGTCACCGTCGGCCCCGTGCTGGACTCCAGCGGCGCCGCGGTCACCACCGCCGTCGTCGGCGACTTCAAACTGAGTAAGAACGGCGGGGCGCCGGCCGCCCTGAACGGCTCGGCCACCCTCACGCACCGGAACACCGGCCACTACTCGCTCGCGCTGACCGCGTCCGACACGGACACCGTCGGGCAGGCCGAGGTGGTCATCGACGCGACCACGAACGCCTGCCCGGTGAAGGAAATCACGGTCGTCGAGGAGGCCGTGTACGACGCGCTGTTCGCGGCGTCGGCCGGGGGCTACCTCCAGCCCACGACCGCGGGCCGCACCCTCGACGTGACGGCCGGCGGGTGCGCGGGCATCGACTGGGCGAACGTCGAGGCCCCCACCACGGCCCTCAACCTCAGCGGCACGAACATCGACACCGATCAGGTGGTGGCGTCGGTGACCGGCGCCGTCGGGAGCGTGACCGGGGCGGTGGGCAGTGTCACGGGCGCCGTCGGCAGTGTCACCGGCAACGTCGGCGGCAACGTGACGGGCTCGGTCGGGTCGGTCAGCGGCGTCACCTTCCCGGCGAACTTCGGCTCGCTCGGGATCAACGCCTCCGGGCACGTCTCGCGGGTCGTCCTCTGCGACACGCTCACCACCTACACGAGTAACACCCCCCAGACGGGGGACAGTTACGCCCGCCTGGGCGCCCCGGCCGGCGCGTCCGTGTCGGCCGACGTCGCGGCGGTCAAGGCGGACACTGCCGCCGCCCTCGCCGACACCAACGAGTTGCAGACGGACTGGGCGAACGGCGGGCGGCTCGACCTGATCGTGGACGACATCCTCGCGGACACGGCCGTCATCGGCGCGGCCGGGGCCGGGCTGACCGCGGTGCCGTGGAACGCCGCGTGGGACGCGGAAGTCCAGTCCGAGGTGGAGGACGCGCTCGTCGTCCACCGGCTGGACGAACTCCTGAACGCCGACAGCGACATCGACGGGGCCGCGCCCCCGACGGTGGGCAGCGTGTTCCACGAGTTGATGACCAAGACCGCCGGCTCGTTCACCTACGACCAGACGACGGACAGCCTCGAAGCCCTCCGGGACCGCGGGGACGCGGCGTGGGTCACCGCGACCGGGTTCTCGACGCACAGCGCCGCCGACGTCTGGGCGGTCGCCACGCGCGTCCTGACGGCCGCCACGAACATCTCCGGGCCGATCGCCGACGCCGTGTGGCTGGAGCCCATCGCCGACCACAGCGGCACGGCCGGCTCGACCGCCGAGGCGCTCGGCGCCGCCGGGGCGGCCGGCGACCCGTGGACGACCGCCCTGCCCGGCGCGTACGGGGCGGGCTCGGCCGGCAACATCCTGGGCAACCGGCTGGTCGGCACGATCGCCACCGGCACGCACAACCCCCAGAGCGGCGACAGTTACGCCATCGTCAACTCGGGCACCCACGGCAACGCCGCCATCAAGACCCAGGCGGCCGCGATCGAGGCCGACACCCAGGACATCCAGTCCCGGCTGCCCGCCGCACTCTCGGGCGGGAACATGCCGAGCGTGCTGGCCGACGGCGTGGCGCACGGCGGATCGACCGCGACACTAACACTCGGTTCGACCGGCCAAAGCGCTCTCTATATCAGTAGCACTGGCTCTGGAGTGTCGGCCGCACAAATCATCAATACCGACTCCGGCGGGATCGGGGCAGTGGTTAGGGGCGGATCGTCCGGTGGTGGGATTGGTCTACAGTGCCGGGGGTCCGTGCCGATCGAGGGGAGCATCACCGGCAACATCACCGGCAACCTGTCCGGCTCGACCGGCGACTCGGCGGACATCGACGCCATCAAGGCCAAGACGGACAACCTGCCGACCGACCCGGCCGACCAGAGCGCGGTCGAGGCGGCGATCACCGCCGCGGCGTCGGGGCTCGCCACCGCCGCCAACCTCGCCACCGTGGCCGGCTACCTCGACACCGAGGTGGCCGCGATCAAGGCCAAGACGGACAACCTGCCCGCCGCCCCCGCCGCGACCGGCGACTGCATCACCGCCGCCGGGGTGCGGGCCGCCGTCGGGCTGGCGTCGGCGAGCCTCGACACGCAACTGGGCGACCTGCCGACGAACGCGGAACTGGCGACCGCCATCACGACCGCGCTCACCACGGCGCTGGCCGAGGGGTACCGCGCGACCGGGGCGACCGGCAGCGTCCGCGACCTCCTGTACGAGATCCTGGCGAACATCACCGAGTTCTCGATCAGTGGAGTCACGAAGACGGCCAAGAAGCTCGACGGATCGACCACGGCGAAGACGTACACGCTCGACAGTTCGACGGCGCCGACCTCGATCACGGAGACGACGTGAACGGCTCGATCGCCGCAATCGTGCTCCTGGGGTTCGGCCCGGCCGCGTCGGTCGGCCTCGTCGTCACCCTCGGGTACGGGGTCGGCGAGACGCAGGTCGGCGGCACCGTCACCGCGACCCACTCGACCGCGCCGCGGGTCACCGGCGCGCACGCCACCGCCGCCCGGGTGGGCGGCACCCACGCGACCAGCGCCCGCGTCTCGGGCACGCACACCACGGGGGGTTGACCGTGCCCAACGTCCTGTACATCGGCTCGGATTCGACGCTCTCGCTCACCGGCCTCTCGGCGGGCGGGTCGTACCTGAACAGCGCCACGGTCACCTACGCCATCTACACGGCGGCGGGGGAGGCCGTGTCGGGCGGGACCGGCAGTTACAGCTACACCGCCGCGAGCAACGGCGACTACACGGCGACCGTCGAGAGCACCGTCACGGCCGACCTCACCGACGGGGCGATGTACACCGTCCGGGTGACCATTTCGAGCGGGGCGTACAACGACCACCGCCGCATCCCGCACCGCGCCTGCTACCGCACCGACACCTGATTCGGGCGCAAGTCCGGCCCGCCCGCCGGCCGATGGATGCCGCACCTACTCAGCGGGGGGAGCCGATGGAACTGCCGACGGACGCGGAGCCGGTGAAGGTCATCGAGGGTGACTGCCTCGACGTGCTGCGGATGCTGCCGGACGGGTGCGTTCACATGGTGTGGACGGACCCGCCTTACGGCCACGGCAACATGCAGGACGACTTGCAATCCGCGCGCGTCCGAGACTGCGTGAAAGGCGCACGCGTGCGAGAAGCCGAGCCAATCCTCACCGACCTCGCCGAAGAGTACGAGCCGCTTCTCGATTCGGTACTGGCGTTGCTGCCCCGAGTGTTGGACCCCGACTGCTGCTGCTGCTGCTGCGCAGGCGGCGGAGGCCCATCCCCGGCGTTCGGTTGGCTGGCGATGCGGATGGATGGCGGTGGGATGTCGTTCTTTCACGCGGCGGTTTGGGACAAGTCGGCGAGGGGCGACGGCATGGGGTGGCGGTATCGCCGCAATTACGAGTTCGTCATGGTGGCGCACCGTCGGGGCGGAAAACTGCGGTGGAACCACGCGCACCCCGCCATCCCAAACATCTTCCGAGACATGCCGGTACGCGACCGCCAACACCCCAACGAGAAGCCTGTCTCGCTGGTTCGCCGGTTCATTCGCGCCCACACTCTCCCCGGCGACCTGATCCTCGACCCCTTCGCGGGGTCCGGCACCACGGGCGTCGCCGCCATCGCGGAAGGCCGGCGGGCGATCCTGATCGAGAAAGACCCCGCCCACGCCGCCACCTGCCGCCGTCGCGTCGCCGAGGCGATGGGCGTGGGCAAGGGGAGCATCCTCGCCGCCATGCCCGACCTGCTCGCCGGGGTCGCCTGACCCCACAGGTTCACCGCCGCCGCGCGAAACTACAGCCACGGAGGGCGTAGCCCGTGGCGATCATCTGCGCCGACACCTGGATGGACTGGCGGGGCACGGCCGTCACCGGCGACGACCTGACGAGCGCCGCGTCCATCTGCGCCGCCGTGGACCGGGCGATCCGGGAGGCGGTCTTTCCGTTCGTGCCCGACCCCGTCACCGTGACGAGTCACGTCATGGACGCGCCGGTCGGCAACGCGCTCCTCCTGCCGCTCACCCCCGCCCGCTCCATCACGAGCATCTACCTGCGGTGGGGGGCCGACGGCGACCCGAGCCTGTTCACCAGCGACTACCTGCTGACCGCCTACACCGACTACGTCCTGCACCTCGACCGCCCCGACCTGGGGTACAGCAAATCCGGCATCGTCCGCCGCCGCGGGTCGTCGAGTTGGGGCTACGAGATGCGCCGCCCGGTCGGCCGGCTGGCCGCGGCCACCGACCCCAACCGCGGGGCCGTGTGCGTCACCTACGCGGCCGGCGCCGCGAGCGTGCCGGACGACATCTTTGCCGCGGCGGCCCTCTGCGTCGGACTTTTATTCGAGCGACGGAAGACTGGCATGCCGCTGAACTCGGAGAGCCTCAACGGATACAGCTATTCCGCCAGCGGGCCGTTCACCGCCGAGGCCGCGATCAGCTCGCCCGACGTGATGCGGATCCTCGCACCGTACATGAGTCCCCGCATCGGGGTGGGATCATGAGCTTGTTCGACCGCTTGCCCCACCGCGTTGATTTGTATCCGCCGACCGTCGCGCGCGATTCCGGGGGCGGGACCAGCCTGACCTACCCGGCCGCCCGCGCGACCGACGTGCCCTGCCTCATCAATTCGCCATTCGACTCGGCGACCGACCGCTTCGCGCAGGACAACCTGATCGGCCAGTACACGCTGGCGCTTCGCGGGACCGTGACCGTCCTGCGGGGCGACAAGGTCGTGGTCACGGACTCGGGCGGACTCTTCGACGGCATCAGCCTGCACGTCACCGGCATCAAGACCCAGCCCGCCGTCGGCGGGATCGCGGCGCACCTGCACATCACGGCCGAGCGGGTGGTGTAGGCTCGACCCGCCGCGACGGACCGAGCGCGGCGACAAGGCGACCGACTCCGACGGCAATAGTTACCACGTCCACGGCATCTCGAAGGGCCGCTCCTACGGCTCCATCCCCGCCTTCCACTACCTGCACTGCGAGGAGCAGTTGGACTGACGCCCGCGCCCGCAGGTTCGCCCGCCGGGGCGGATGGTAGGGCATGGCAGCACCCGACCCCCTGCGCGGCACCGACGAGGAAATGTCCGGCTCCGACTGGCGCCAGGTCATCGGGAAGATGGAGCCGGCCGGGGACAGTTCCTTCTCGAAGACGCACGGCGAGGCCGCGCTCGTCGGCCTCGTGAGCGAGGAGAAGTGCCGCGGCGCCCTGCGGTTCGCACTGGGCTGGGACGCCGTCGAGCCCTCGGTCGGCCTGGTCACCGACCCGGGCTTCGTCCCGGCCCGCCTCCTCCGCACCAACCCCGTCCCGCACCCCAAGTATCCGGAACTCTGGTGTACGGGCGCGTCCGAACTCGGCCTCGCCCCCGACGGGCAGGGGGCGCTGCGGACCACGAAGACCTTCGGGCCGCCCGCGGAGCCGGCGGGCAACCGGCTCGGCGGGGGCATCGGCGTCCTCAGCAGCGTGCGGGCGAAGTACCAGGAGTCCCGCGTCGGCCTGCGGTTCGAGCCGCTGCCCTACGACCTGCTCGACGACGCCCAGACCACCAGCGAGCGACTGCGGAACGTGGTGTTCGACCAGGAGAGCCGGTCCGAAATCCTCTCGCTCAGCGGGTTCAACCTCATCTACGCGGAGGGGTCCGACCTGCCGGCCGCGACGCACTCCAGCCCGGGCGGGGCGGTCGGCCCGCCCGCCGTGGCGAAGCAGCCGGTCCCCGCCGAGATCGGGCAGGTCCTCGTCAAGAGCGACTGCACCCTGACGTGGTATCATGTGCCCGAGCGGTGGATCTTCTTCCCCGGCACCAAGAAGCCGACCCGGATGCTCGCGCGGCTGGGGACGCTCAACAACGCGGACTTCTTCGGGTACTCGAGGGGCACGCTCCTCTTCTCGTCGCTCAAACTGACCCGCTACCCGTGGACGCTGCGGGTGCCGCCGAGGGCCGGCGACACCGCGCTGGAGAGCCGGCACCAGTACCAGGTGACGATGGGCTTCACCTGGTTCGACCCGCCGCGGGGGTTCGACGGGGCGGGGGCGGTGTCGCTCGACGCGACCGCCCCGCAGAACAAGGGCTGGAACTGCAAGCCGTGGCGGGGGAGCCTGACCGCGGTCCGCACCACGGACCCGCAGGCGGGGAAGTGGTTCCTGTGCACCTGGGACGGCCGGACCCCGGGCGCCGGCGGCGTCGGCCAGCACGAGTACACGTCCTTCTCCGCGGCGTTCGACGCGGCCGAGAACGCCGCGGCGGACGGGGTCTGACGGCGGGCGGCACTACGACCGCTGCACCTCGACCAGCCACTCGAACTCGGCCCGGTAGACGTTCGTGCCGTTCCCCTCGACCCCGTCGAAGTGCTTCGACGGCACCTTCTGCGTCACCATCGAGAGCAGCGTCCCGTCCGTGAGCGCCGGGAGCGTCCCCGAGTCGAACCCGCCGGCCGCCCCCACGCTCCCGCCGTTGCGGGCGATGGCGGCGATGTCGCTGTCGAGGTCGGCCTCACTGGTCGCGTAGACCCTGAGCGTCACCCGCGTCACCTCCACCCCGTCGTCCTCGAAGGTTAACTGCGTCGGCTCGGCCCGCAGGCCGAAGACGGCGTAGGGCGGGCGCAACTGCCCGCTCGTCACCTGCGGCGCCCGGTCGTGGAAGGCCGGGGGGCGGGTGCCGCCCGCGAAGTTGGCGGCGGAGAGCGCGTCGTACTTGGTCAGGATCGCCGGGAGGAGTGTCGCCATGCCACACCCTACCCGCGGCCCGGTGAACCAGCGGCCCCGCAGGTTCCCCCGGGCGGGGCGATACTCCCGGTACACACGGCGGGGGCGCGGCATGACCGGCGGGACGTGGCGGCTGACGACGACGCTCGACATGCAGGTGCAGAACCTGCGGGCGAACAGCGCCGCCACCGAGGCCGCGTCGAACCAGCGGTCCGTCTCGGGCTCGCTCGCCTTCGGCACCGCGACCAACCAGTTCGGGCTCGCCGCCGCCTACCTGTACCAGCTCATGGCCGCGCAGTCCGTGACGTTCGACCTGTTCGACGGCTCGACCGCCGACGCCTTCGGCGACGGCATGAACCTGCGGCTCCTGAAGGCGTGGGTGGTCGGCGTCTCGTCCGGCGGCGACTCGTCGGGCGTCACCGTCTCGGGCGGCGACTCGAACCCGCACGGCCTGTTCATGGGCGGGACGCTGCCGACCCAGACCGCCTACCCGTCCGGCCCGGCGGTGGCCGGCGGCTCGCCCGCGGGGTCGGCCGTCACCAGCACCGCCCGCACGGTCAAGGTCGCGAACAACGGGGCCGTGCCGGTCATCTGCGTGATCGGCTTCGCCGGCACGCCGGCCGTCTCGGGCGTCCCGATGGGCCTCGCCGGCCTCCTGCTCACCTACCCGTAACCGCCCCGAGGGATTCTGACATGGCCGGAGTCGCGATCACCGCCGGGAGCGGGGTCACCGTCGCCGCGGACAACGTGGGCAGCGCGAGCGCCCCGACGTCCGGCGAGCGCATCCCCTACACGAAGCTCGACCACGGGGCGGCCGGCTCGTCCTCGCCGGCGACGGTCCTGAACCCGTCCCCGGTCGGGCAGGTCATCCAGTTGATCCAGGTCACCCCGACCCTGGACACGAGCGCGTACGCCTCGGGCGACCTCATCTGCGACGTGACCACCATCACGGGCGCCGCGCTCGGGACGGGCGGGCTGTGCGAACTCGTGTCGCTCACCATCGTGGACCAGGACGACCAGACGGCGAGCGCCTACACGGTCTACATCACGAACCTCAGCACGACCTGGGGCACGTTCAACGCGGCGCCGACGCTCTCGGACGCGGGGGCGCTCGGCATCCAGGCGATCATCCCGATCGACACGGCCGACTGGAAAGACCTGGGCGGGTTCAAGATCGCCCAGCCCCGGATCGCCCAGAACATCGGGTGCATCTGCAAGACCAGCGGCAGCGCGAACCTGTACCTGACGATCGTCAACGGCGCGGGCACCCCGACGTTCACCGCGTCGGGGATCAAGGTCACGCTCGGGTTCCGCCAGACCGCCGTGAGCTGATAACCGGCCCCGTGCCTGGAGGTTGAATCATGGCGTTCATGGCCGGCAAGTTCGCGCGGGTCACCGTGGACGCGGTCACGGCCACCGGGCCGTACCGCTGGAACATCGGCTTCAAGCGGGAGCGGCTCGACGTCACCACGTTCGAGGCGACCGTCGGCGCGACCGGCGTCAACGTCCACACCGACGGGCTGACGGGGCCGCTCGACACGACGATCCAGGTCGAGGGCTACCAGACGGACGTGACGCCCAATTTGCTGTTCCCCGACGCGAGCGCCGCCCTGGCGCTCCTCTGGCGCAAGGCGGTCGCCCTCGGGTACACGGTCGCGAGCGCGGACGTGCTGGACTACAACTCGAACACCGCGGTGCGGGACAAGGCCGGGTGGACGAGCCAACTGCAGGCCAACGGCCTCGTGGCCCCGGCGGCGTGATGGGAGTCGTCTACGACTGCCGGCCGGAGGGCCGCGAGCCGGGGAGTCTGCACTTCCCCGTCGCGGTCAAGATCCTCGACCCGGCCACGGGCGAGCGGCTGGCGAACGTGTTCTACGCCGCGACCGACCCCCCGCGGGTCGGTCGGTTCGTTCTGGGGCCGGACGGCGGGCCGCTCGTCAACCCGCTCTCCCGCCGGAAGGTGTGGGAGGACAACGGCCGCGGCGGGAAGAAGATCCGCATCGTCTACGACCGCCTCGAGGTGTTCGAGTTCCGCCCCTGGGTCGCCGTGCGGCTCGACGGCGGCGGGGTGGTCGCCAAGTCCGAAGGAGTGTCGTGAGCAAGAACAAGCAGCGCCCGGGCCGGCAGAAGCCCCCCGCGACCGCCGGCGTCGCGCACATGACCGCCGGCCCCGGGCCGACGATCCTCGAGCGGTCCACCGGCCGGGAGTGGCGGCTGGGGTTCGACAACCCCAACGCGCAGGGCCGGCTCGAGGAGTTGGTCCGCGGGCACGTCCTCCGCGAAGCCCTGAAGAACCAGGACGCGGTCGGCGGGGAGGCCGGGCGGCGGCTCTACGACGACGCGGTGGCGAAGCTCGCGGGCGGGCACTACTGGACTTACGGGGAGGGGTGGCAGGCGATACTCAAGACGCCCGCGGGCGGGGTGCTGTACCTGCTCGCACTGCTGCGGCGGCACCACCCGGAGGCGGCCGAGGCCGACGCCATCCGCCTGCTGGCCGAGGAGCAGCAGCAGTCGCTGGCGGCCCTCGACGCGATCAGCCCGTCTTTCTGGGCGGCCGTGGCGCTGAAGCCGGAGGCGGGACCGGCGGCCCGCGCCGAGTTCGCCGCGGCGGTGGCGGCCGACATCGCCGGGAAGAGGGCGGAGTTCCCGGCCCCGCCGAGTGCCGGCTCCGCGTCCTCCAGCGGCTCCGGGCGCTCTGCGGCGAGCCCTGGTGCATGACCCCGGCCGAGGCCGGCGAGGTGACCGAGTACCAGTTCGTCGAGTTGTACCTGAAGCCCGCCCTGGAGCGGAACCGGCGGGCCGGCGGCGAGTCCGGCCGGCGGGGCCGCCCGGTGCGGGTGAAGTCCCGCCCGCCCACCCGCGACGAGTACGTCAGGGGCGGGGTGGCCCTCGGGGGCGACGCCGACGCGATGAGCGCGAGTTACGACCGCATCGCCGCCGCGCAGGGCTGGCCGACCGGCCGGGAGTGACCGATGGCCGCGACCCTCGACGACATCCTCGCGCAGGACTCCGCCAACGCCTCCAGCCTGGCGGCGGCGCTCGACGGCATCACGTCCCGGCTCACCACGATCATCTGGCGGCTCTCGGGGCTCCGGGCGCCCGCGGTCACGGCCGCGGCGGCGACCCCGGTGCCCGCGCCCGCCGGCGGCACCGGGCCCGGCCCGTCCGCGATTCCGGGCGCGACCCCGACCCCGACGACTCCCGCGCCGGCCGCGGGCGGAACCCGGCAGTTCGAGGCGTTCGCCACGAGCGTGGCGAAACTCTCCGTGGTCTTCCTGGCGGCCGAGCGGGCGCTCACGGGCTTCGGCTCCGCGCTCGTCGGGTTCGTCCAGCACGTCCGCCCCGACGTCGTGATCCGCTGGCAGTACGCCGCGGACTCATTGAGTGCGACCGTCGGCAAGATCCTGGTGCCCGTGCTGGAGCGGGTCACGCTCCTCGTCCGCACGCTCGCCGGGGCGATCAACTCGCTCTCGCCCGTCGCGATGCAGTTCCTGGCCGGGCTCACCACCGGCGCGGCGGCGGGGGCGGCACTGGTCGCCGTCGTCGCCGGCATCAAGGCGCTGGCCGTCGTCGCCGGCCCGCTGACGCTCGTCCTCGGCTCGCTCGCCGGGGCGGTGGCGGGCGTGGCCGCGTCCACGGCGTCCGGCCGCGAACTGGCCGCGGCGTTCGCCGGGGTGCTGCAGGTGCTGGGCCGGGTGTTCGAGTCGATGGCGGCGGCCGTCGTCCCGGCCGCCGCGGGCGTCCTCGTGCCCGCCCTCCAGTCGCTGGCCAAGATCCTCGGGTCGGTCGCCGACGTCGTCTCCCGCCTGGCGGCCGGGCTCGTCGAGTCGGGCGCCGCGGCGCGGGTGCTGGTCGGGGCGCTCGCGCTGCTCGCCGCCCGCCAGTACCTGCTGGCCGTCAGCACCTACGGCGCGATCTTCCCCGTCGCCGCGCTGGGACTGTCGATCACGGGGCTCGGCGCGGCCGCCAAGTTCGCGCTGAAGGCGTTCGCGATCGGGATCGTCCTGGTGCCGGTCCTCCAGGCGCTCGCCCCGCTCATGGACCTGTTCGGCCGGGCGGTCGAGCGGGTCGCCGAGAAGGTCCGCAAGGCGCTGGAGTGGATCGGCCTCTCCTCGCCCGAGGGGGACCGCTACCTGGCGACGCGGCGGGAGGGCGTCGCGCCGGTCCGCCGGGCGCAGGTCGGGGGGATCGAGGCGTTCGCCACCCGGGCCGCGACGATGGCCTACTCGGGGTCGAGCGACGACATCCCCGCGGAGTCGCTCGACCGGCTCACGTCGATCGACGCGACGCTGAAGGTCATCAAGAGCATCACGGACCGCTGGGCCGCCATGCCGCGGACGATGGACCCGGAGACGCGGAGGCGCCGGGAGTCCGGCCGCCCCGTGGACGCGGGCACGCCCGACACGTTCCTGGGCGACGCGATCGGCCGGATGCGCGCCCTCTTCGGCACCGTCGGAGGCCGCCCCTGATGTTCCGCCCCGGACCCCTGACCGGCTCCGACGCCGCGCGGCTCAACGAACTGCTCCGCCGCGTCGAGCAACTCGACCGCGCCTCGGCGTCGGCGCCCCTGTCCACGTCCCGGCTCGGCGGGTCGCCGCAGTTCGCCGTCCCGGCCGACAAGCCCGTCATCCTCGCCGAGATCACCGCCGACGACGGCGGCACGCCCCCCGTCCACGAGGCGAAGCGGAAGACCCGCGCCGCCGAGGCGTACAGCGGCGTGGTCGAGAACGACGTGGTGGACTACTCGCCCGAGACCCTGTTCGACAAGGTCTTGAGCATCAACGAGACCGCCATCGCGACCGGCACGCTCGTCCACCTGTCGCCGGTCATCGACCACCCGGGCTACTGGTGGGCGATCGAGGCGGGCGCGGCCGCGCCCGAACTGCCCCGCGTCCGCGTCGCCACCACCGCGAGCGGCACGCTCGCGACCGCCTACGAGAACGGCGACACGGTGGACGGGGTGACGCTGGCGACCGGCGACCGCATCCTGATTAAAGACCAGTCCACCGGCGCCGAGCGGGGCGTGTACACGGTCAACGCGAGCGGGGCGCCGACCCGGGCGGCCGACGCCGACGCCGAGGACGACGTGGTCGGGATGCTGCTCACCGTCTCGGAGGGCACGGCCAACGCCGACACGATCTGGCTCTGCACGACGGACGCGACCTGGACGCCCGGCACGCACTCCTCGACCTGGGTGAAGGTGTACCCGGCGCCGGGGACGGGCTGGTACGCCCGGCTCACCACGGCGAGCGGCGGGGCGTGGAAGTGGGTCAAGCTCGTGATCTCGGGCGGGGCGTGGGCCGACTCGGGTTCCGAGAGTGCGAGCTTCAACGCCTACCCGTCGGGCGTGGACGCGGGGCTCACCTGCCTGCCGCACGCCGGCCAGCGGGTGTGGATGACCGAGTCGCCCGCCGCGGCCGGGAGTTACGAGTTCCACGTCGTCCTCTCGCCGCCGCTGCTCGGCGAGGTGACCACGTCGGCCGCGTCGCACACGATCAAGCAACTCACCTACTCGGGCGGCATCGCCGACGTGTCGGGGCCGGTGTCGTACACGGGCTGCCGCAGCGCCACCGGGTCGACGATCGCGGCCGGGGAGAAGGTGCTGGCCTGGAAGATCCCCGACGTGAGCGGGGAGCACTGGATCCTGCCGGTGTCCCCGCCGACCGTGCTGACCTACGGCAGCGGCAGCGGGTACGACACCTACACCGTCTCGACCACGACCGCCTACGCGAACGTCCTGGTGACCGCCGCCGCGGCGGCCCCGCTCGTGCTGCCCGGCCACGGCACCTACCGCATGCACCTGACCTGCAAGATGAAATTCTCGATGCCCGACCCGTCCTACCAGGGGTCGGCCAACATCGGCACGTTCCGCCTGCGGTGGCGGAACAACACGAACACGACGAATTACACGGATTATTTCGCGGCGTCGAGCCAACTGACGACGGACGTGCTGGACCCGGGCGGGGCGCCGAACGACACGGTCTGGGAGTTCTGCGTCTCGATGACCGACGACCTGACGGTGAGCGCCGGGACCGACGCCGCGAAGGATTTTCACCTCCAGGCGGACTTCGCCCAGAGCGGCGGCAGCGGGACGGGGGTGATTAGCGAACTGCGGGTGTCGTACCTGCAACTGGCCTAGCCTACTCGACCCGCTCGGCGGCGTGCGGGACGCCGCCCACGGTCAGCGTCCACACCGGCCCCGGCTTCGCCCGCTCGGCCAACGCCGTCCCCGACCGGAACACCTTGAGCACGATCCTCTCGGTCGGCCAGTGCTCGCCCCCGGACCCGTCGGCGCAGGTGATGACCTCGCCCGTCGGCCGCAGGACGACGAGGACGTCCCCCGGCAGGATCTCCGCGCGGACCAGTTTGGGCGGGCGGACCGCCGCCGCGAGCGCGAAGCCGGCGGCGAGGCACAGGGCGCAGGGCAGCAGGCGGGAGAGCGGTCGCACGCGATTCCTCCGGTGGCTGGCGGACATCCTACCACGGGCATTCGCCCCCGCCACCCCGGTATTTCGCGGCCGACTCGCGCGCAAGTCCGGCCCGCCCGCGTGCCGATGAGAGGGAATCGCCCCGCACGGAGGACCGCATGTCGTCCCGCGACTTCTGCTACTGGCTCCAGGGGTTCTTCGAGTTGCACGCCGCGGGGAGCGTCCCGGACGGGCGACTGACCGCCGAGCAGTCCGACCTCGTCCGGCGGCACCTCGCCCTGGTGTTCGCCCACGAAATCGACCCGGCCACGGACGGCGGCGACCCGGCGAAGAAGGCGAAGCTCAACGCGATCCACGGCCCCCCGATGTGGTCGGGTGACGCCGTCGCCCGGTGCTGAGCAGGTTCCCCGCCCCCGGGCCACAATCCACCGTCAACGCCCCGCGGGCGCTAGCACCCCGGGAACGCGAAGGGCCGTCGGGATCTCACCCCCGACGGCCCCATATCGACGCGGCGGCACGGTGCGGTGCCTCACACACAGCCTAACACGGGTCGTGCGTGAGGTCAAAGCACCGTGCCGCCGTCACTCCTGATTCCGGACGCCGACGTCAGGCTTTTGCGGTGCGACAGCGCGTCCGGGTACGTCAACGTGTACCCGCACCACAACACCGACGCGTTCGGCCGCCAGATGTACGTCGCGCGCGTCAAGCGGGACGGGCGGCTCGTCACGCTCCCCCGCAGTCGGTCGCCCCTGCCGCACGTCAGCGCGAGGGCGGTCGTGGCGTGGTACGAGGCCCGGTACGGCCCGCGGTGGCGGGACGTGTTCGGCAACCGGAAGAACCGCGCGCGGCCCAAACTCCCCCCGTGGCGGGCGTGGCACAGCGAGCGGTGGGGCGGGTGGCTGCTGGAGGTGTGGATCGACGGCCGCCCGGAGGTCGTGCCGCTCATGGTCCGCCGGGGCCGGCGGCGCGGGCGTGAGCGGTCCTGGGTGCCGCACGCCGAGCGGCCCCGGGTGTGGGCGAGCGAGGCCGAGGCGGTCGCGTTCGCGGGGCGGGCGCCGCTCTACCGCTACGGCGTCCTGGGCATGGCGATGCGCGTCGCGCGGCAGGCGTGCTGGGGCGGGCTGTGCGGGCCGCGGCCCCTGTTCCCGGGCGCGAAGCCCCCGCCCCGGAAGCCCGACCCGCCCACCCCGCCCTTCGCCCCCGCGCTTTCGCGGGCGGCCTGAGCAGGTTCCCCGGGCGGGTGCGACACTTGCGGCAGACCGGCGCCGCCCGCGCCGGGGAACCTGCCGGGGGTGGAGATGGAAGGCGCGACGTGGGCCGCGTTCGGACTCAGCCTGCTCTCGATGGTCGGGACCGTGGCCGCCGCCATGAACGCGCGGCAGGTGGCCCGCGACAAGTTGGAGTTCGAGCGCATCAGCGCCCGGGACAAGCTCGAATTCGACGCGAAGTCCCGGGACATGGAACTGCGGCTGGCGGTCGTCCAGGGCGAACTGACGGCGTGCCGCGAGCAGCACAAGTCGAGCGAGGCGGACCGCGCCCAGATGCGGGTGGAACTCAACGACCTGCGGTCGCAGGTCGCGAAACTCAAGGGGGCGTGATGCGAGGGGTGACCCGTGGTGCGGCCGTTCTGCTTCTGCTCGCGCCGTCGGCCGCCGTCGGCGCCGAGCCGGCCAGGTCGATCCGCCTGCCGGCCGCCCCCGTGCTGCCGCAGCCGATGCCGCCCGCCCCGAGCCCGGGCGCGGTCGTGCGGCTGGCCGGCGACAGCCTGTACGTCGTGGACTGCAAGGTCGATTGCGTCGTGCGGGCACACCCGGCGAACTTGGTGAAGGTGCAGAAGAAGAAGGGGCCGCGCGACATCTCGGCGCGGTTCGTGGACGGCACCGGGCTCGTCGAGGACCGGACCTACGACGGGCCGTTCGTGTTCGTGGTCACCGCCGCCGGCACGGGGCGGGTGGAACTCGACGTGATCCCGCTCGGGCTGAAGGGCGAGGCGGACATCGTCTCGGCCGTGATCGACGTGGACGCGGGCGAGGGTCCGCGGCCGCCGCCCAAGCCCGACGACCCGCCCGCCCCGAAGCCCGACCCGGTCCCGCCGAAGCCCGCGACCACGTTCCAGGTGCTGCTCGTCTTCGAGAGCGGCGACACGCTCACGGCCGCCCAGAGCGGCGTCCTGTACGGCGCCGAGGTCGAGAAGTACCTCACGGCCCGCTGCACGGGCGGCAAGGCCGGGTGGGGCAGGCGGGACAAGGACGCCGACCTCGCGGGCGACACGACCCCCCTCAAGGGTCTGTGGGCGGCGGTGAAGCCGAAGGTGACCAGCACGCCGGCGCTCGCCATCGCCGTGGACGACCGCGTCACGCTGGAGCCGCTGCCGGCCACGCCCGCCGAAGCGGTCGAACTGCTCAAGAAGTACGCGGGCGACAAGTAACCCCGAGGGGATCGGCGATGCACTACCGGAACGGCCGCGAGGCGAAGAGGGTTTGAGCCATACCGACCTAAGAAATGGGTCGCTTTTGAAGTACACTCCGCACCGCTTCACGAACCCCAAGCAGCGGGTGCAACATGGCGAAAAAGGTCAGTGGCATTTACTCGATCACCAACGCCGTGAATGGGAAGAGGTACTACGGCAGTTCGGTCAACGTGTGGGGGCGACAGAGGCAGCACTGGCACTCGCTGCGAGTCGGCACTCATCGGAACAAGCATCTGCAAGCCGCTTGGCTCCGATACGGTGAGGAGTCATTCGTCTTCGCCCTCTTGGAAGCGGTGCCGGCCGAGCGGTTGCTGGTTGTTGAACAGCGATATCTGGACCGCAACCGCGACGGGTACAACCTCTCGCGGAATGCCGAATCGGCCGCCCTCGGACTCAAGTGGTCGGAGGAGGCGAGAAGGAGATTCGGTGCCTCGCGGAAAGGCCGAACGCTGTCCGATGACCACAAGAAGGCACTGAGTGTCGCCAACACCGGCAAGAAGAAGAGTGACACCGAAAAGCGCGCGATGAGCGAGAGGATGAGGGGCCAGACGGCCGGCGAGGACACCCGAGAACGAATCGCGTCGTCTGTGAAGTCCCTGTGGGAGGACGCCGCCTACCGGACGACTGTTCTCGCCGCGCAACGTGCGGGCCGGGCCACCGCAAAGGCCAAGCGGGACCGCCGGGCAGCGGCCAAGACTTTGTGGGCCGACCCTCAGTATGCGGCCAAGATGTCGGCGGAAAGAAAGAGTCGATGGAGCGACCCGGCGTACCGGGCCAAGATGCTGGAAGTGCGCCGCGCCCAAGGTGAGAAGTTACGCACCAAGAACCGAGAGAAGCAGGAGAGTTGTGATGCATTACCGTAATGGTCGTCCCGCGGCGAACGGCGACAAGATCGTGATGATCGGCGGGTATGGAGTCGACACGCGCGGGCAGGTCGTCGCGGTCGGCGTCCTGCACAGTGCTGTCCCCGGCAACGACTACTGCAACGGCATGATCGCACCGGTCCAGTCGCCCATCACGAACGCCTGCCTGTGCGACTGCATCCACGTCGACGACCTGGCGGAAATCCTCAAGGAAAAGGGTCTCGACAAGCGGCCGGAGGGCAAGTGATGCCGGATCTGTACAAGTCGAAAATCCCCGTGATCTACCGCTCGCTCAACGAGGGGTATCTCCGGGGTTCGCCCGACGAGCCGCCGGTCTTCGGGGCGGTCCCCCGCGACTACGACGCCGACCCGCCGACCGTGGGCGCCGCGCCGTCCGAGATGCAACTCGTCCCCGAGTCGGAGTACGACGCCCGGTACGACGAGGCGGAAGCGACCGAGAGTAGCCTGGAACACCTGTTCCTCCGCGGCGGGAAGCCCGCGTTCGCGTTCCTGGATCAAGGCCGCTTCCCGGACTGCTGGGCGCACTCGACCGCCCACTGCCAGATGATCGACCGGCTCAAGCAGAACCTGCCGGTCGCGCGGCTCAACGCCGTCGCGGTGGCGACGATGCTCAACCGCACGAACGGCGGCTGGTCGGGGCTGAGTCTGAGGTTCAGCGCCGAGAACGGCTACCCGGTCATGGGGACCGGCCCCGGCGAGTGGCCGGAGTGGACGCGCGACCGGAAGTACGACACGCCGGAACTCCGCGCCGCGATGAAGCGGCACCGGGCCGACGAGACGTGGTACGACCTGGGGCGGCGGGAGTACAGCCAGACGCTGACCGCCCGCCAACTCGACACCTGCGGGTTCTCGAACGTCCCGTGCGGGACCGACTGGAACCGCTTCGGGCACGCGATGTGTACGATCGCGAAGGTGCGGATCGAGCGCGGGCACTGGGGCTACCTGACGCTCAACTCGCACCAGGGCTTCGGCTACTTCGGCCTGTGCGTCCTGGCGGGCATGGTGCCGGACAACGCCGTGGGGCTGCGGTCCTCGACGCCGTCCGCGGCCTGAAGCCGCAGGGGGTCGCCCGTGTGGTACGAACTCTCGCGGGTCCGCCGGGACGCGGCCAGCGGCGACGCCGAGGCGGTCGCCGTCTGCGTGGCCGAGTGGTGGGGATCGCGGGGAAGGTGGGAGTGGGACGACCGGGCGGCCGGGACGTTCCGCGTGGTCGGCGGATCGACCCGCTACCGGGTGTTCGCCGAATCCGAGTCCTGGGTGTTCGAGTGGGAGAGCCACGGATGAGACACTTCGCGATTCTGGCGGCGGCGGAACTGGCCTTCGGGGCGCTGGCCCCGGCCGCCGACTACACGGTGGTGAACAACACGCCGCCGGGGTACACGGTGGTCAACAAGTCGCCCGCGTGCATCTGCGGCGACTCGTGCAAGTGCAAGCCGGGCGTCTGCCCCGGGAAGTGCCCGGTGGAGGCGCCGGCCCCGCGGCCGACGACCCCCGCCGGCTACCACGTCGAGTACGCCCCGGACGGCCGGGCGTGGTACGTCCGCGACGGGTACACGCTGGAGCAGTCCCCGGAGTACCGGGCGACGCTGGCCGCGCCGGTGGTCAACAGGCCGGTTACGCCGGCGCAGAACTACCGACTGGAGTACCGCTGCACCGGCCAAAAGTGCGAGTGGGTGAAAGTCCCGGTCAACTGAGTTCACCCCGGGCCACAAACCAGAAGGCGGAGCGACCATGTTCGACGTCCGACTGTCCTACCCGATGGGCGACGACTGGCCCGCGAGGGACGACGAGATCGAGGCCGCCGCGGGGCGACCAAGCGACTTCGCGGGCGCCGGGTGCGGGGACGACGGATGCGCCCGGGACCACGGGTGGCACGCCCGGACCTTCGCCGACGCCGCGGCCCTCCGGGACCGCCTCGCCGCCGTCCCGGGCGTGTCGGTGTCCGTCCGGGAGAGTACGACCTACGACCACATTCCGAGCGGCGGCGTGGAGTGCCCGCGCGAGGACTGAGTTCACCCCGGGCCGGTAGCCCGCCGCCGTAAGAGTCGGCGGGCGTGGGCGGCCGGAGGGGAGAGGTCGGCCGCCCGCCGGCCCGGTGGTGATTCACCAACCAACTGGAGCGAGTCATGGGCTGGGCTGCTGCCATCGCCGCGCTTCTGCAAATCTTCGGGCCGTTCCTGAAGGACTTGCTCGAGAAGTTGCTCGACCGCTGGCTGAACAAGGCCGCGGCCCTGCTGCCCGAGCCGGGCACGTTCGAGTCCGACGCCGACCGGGACGTGGCATTGATCGAGAAGGCGCTCGATGTCCTGCCGTGGATCGCGCCGCTGAAGCGACGCATCCTCCTTCGGATGCTGCCGGTCGCGAAGTCGCGGACGCTCGACCCCGAGACCGCCGAGGAACTGGCCGAGTTGGCGACTGCGGCGCGGGGCGGGTTCTGAGTAGGGTGGGCGCCCACCCTATCGACGCTCTACGCGGCCCGGTCGCGGCCGGTCCCGACCGGGCGCGGGCGACGCGGTAGCGGAATTCACTGCCTCGCCGCGGCCGTAGCTAAAGTTCGTTTAGCTACGGCGAACACGTCCGCCGCCCGGGATTCCCGGGCGTTTTCACTTTCGGGGCCTTCCCGCGCCCACCCTGCGCACGCCCTACGGCCCCGGAGAACAGCCGGTCGATCGCCCCGGCGACGTCCGCCCCGGTGGGCCGGACGTAGGTCTTCAGGACCGTCGCGACGGTATCGCCGAGCCACCGGGCGACGTCGGCCAGCGGCATCCCGGACGCCGCCAGCTGCGACCCGACCGAGTGCCGCAGGACGTGCAGGTTACGATACGGCAACCCCAACTCGGCGAGTAGTGCCCGCCACGCCCGCGCGACCTCCGGGTAGCGGCACCGGCCGCCCCGCGCCCCGGCGAACAGCGGCCCGGCCTTCCGCGACCCGGCCGCCGCGGCGACCGCCGCGAGCGCCGCCGCCGGCAGCGGCAGCACCCGCCGGCCGTTGGCCGACTTCGTGGACTCCAGCGGGCCCTCGCACGGGTCGCACGTCCGCTCCACGGACAGTTCCCCGGCCGCCGGGTCGAAGTGCCCGACGTCCAGGCCGATCGCCTCGCCGACCCGCATCCCGGTGGCGGCGAGCAGCGCGAGCGGGCGGGCGGCCCCGGGGCGAGGCCCGGCCGCCGCCGCGACCCGGGCCAACTCGGCGCCGGTGAAGACCACCACGTCCGCCCGGCGGTGGGGCGGCGGCTTGCGGACTCCGCTCACGGGGTTCGCCGGGATCAGCCCCGCGCGGACGGCGGCGCGGAGGCACGCCGAGAGGTTCGCCAGGTTCGTCTGGACGCTGTTGGCGCTCTTCAGGGTCGTCCAGGACCGGACGGCCCGCTCGACCATCTGGGGCGTCAGGGACGCCAGCCGGACGGCCCCGAGCGACGGCAGGACGTAGAGGCCCATCGTGGACGCGCGGCTCCTGCGGGTGGCCGGCTTCACCCGCGAGTCCGTCTCCGGGTCGGCCCGCCACCGGGCGACCCACTCGCCGACCGTGAGGCCGCTCGGCGGGGGCGTGGCGAGCGCGAGTTTGCGGACCAACTCCTCCTGCGAGGGGTCCGACCGCTCGACGCGGCGGCCGGCGACGACGGCCCGCCCGACCCACACCCCGCGGGCGGCGGACCAGAACACGCTGCCGGTGCCCCGGGCGCGGCGCCGCTTCGGGCCGGCGTCCGACTTTGCCACCTTCGCCTTCGCGGCCATGTCCGATTCCCTCCGGTGTCGGTGCGGCCTACCGTGTGGGCGCCTTCGTCTTCCCCCGCATCTCGTCCACGAACTGTTTCACGGCAACCCACTCCGCGTCGGTCACGCGGATGGTCCGCAGTTTCGCCCCGCACGGGATGGTGCGGGGGCGGCCCACGGGGCGGGGCGGCTTCTTCTCGGGCTTCTTCGGCGGCATGATTCCTCCCGGGTCAGCGGGCCAACTGCTCGGCGGTCATGGGGTGGCTGGTCGAGTCGTGGTAGGCGACGAAGACGCTGGAGCCGGCCGCGTCGCCGAAGTCCAGCCAGAGTTCGAGCATCCCCGCGACGGACGGGCCGGCGACGCGGCCCCGGAACCCGGAGCGGGCGATTGCCCGGCGGACGCTCGACTCGGAGACGCCGAGCCGGGCGGCGACCTCCCTGAGCGAGAACAGGACCGGGCGGCCGGGGTCCGGCTGGTACTGCCCCGGGCGGACCTCGGCCATCACGGTCGTCTTGGTCGTGGTCATCTTGTTCTCCCGTTCGGTTTGGCGTGGTTCGCGTCAGTAGGGCTGGCCGTTCTCGGCGTCGATGCGGCCCGCGCGGATGGTCGCGTCCCGGTCGGCAATCGCCTCCTCGCGGGAGTCGAACCGGCACGCCCGGAGGTCGATGCAGCCGTTGACCCGCCGCCAGCCCCACTTCCCCGAGCCGAAGTTCTGGCAGGCCGGGAACTGGTCGCGGAACTCGCTCAGGTTCGTGGTCGTCGCGTTCGCCATCGTCGTCTCCCGTTCGGTGTCAGGCGGTGTCAGGCGGTCACTCGGCGTCGGCCATCTGGCTGACGTACCCGTCGATCTGCTCGGCGACCTCGTCGCTCTCCACGTCGTCGCCGCAGGCCGCGTAGTACGCCTCCAGTTCGGTCCGCATGGCGGACTCCGCGTAAACGTGCTGCTGGCCGTTGCTCGGCGACACCCACATATTGCCGTCCCAGGACACCCGCAACTCGTCGCCGAACACGCTCACAGTCTTGGTCTTGGTCGTGCTCATCTTCGTCTCCCGTTCGGTGTCAGTCGTCGCCACACGGGTAGTTATACGCCGCCCGCCGAGTTTTGTATACACAATTCCGGACGGATTCCCGAAATTGCTCCCGACCGGAATATTCCGCCCGATTCGCTTGACCCGCGCCCGGTCGTCCTTCAGAGTGGTGTACGGGGGAACACTTCGGACGCGGCAACCTGTGTCGCACAGTTCGTTTGGCCGCGCGGCACTGTTCCGGTTTTGCACATTCTGTCGAATCGCGCGGCGCGGGCATTGAACCGCGCCGGCGCGGGCATTAGCTTCTGCGTTCCGTCAACCCCCAGACCGTGCGCGCCGGCGCCGCCGGCCGCCCCCCCCCCATCGCACGACCCCGCGCGGCCGAGTCGCCGCGCCCGCTCCCGGCGCCCACCGGAGGGGCCTCCCATGCCTTCGCGCGACCTGATCCGCTGCCTCCAGTTCGACGCCCTCCGAGTGGCCGCCGCCGTCGCGCCGGGGGCGAGCGTGTCCTACGTCGTCGCCCTCGACGCACAGGGCCGGGTGCTGTTCAAGCTCCCCGTGCCGCCCGCGGCGCTCTTGCTCCCGCCAACCGACGCGGAGTCGGCCCCGGAACCGCCCGCCGTCGCCCCCGGGTGGGCGGCGGGGCCGAAGGGGGCACTCTACGACGGCGGGCGGGTGGCGGTCTCGGCCTCGCGGCTCAAGCTCCTGAAGGTGCTGGTGGAGGCCGACGGGCCGCTGACCGCGAAGGAGTTGACGGCCGCGGCGTTCGACAAGGCGACCGACGTGGAAAACACCCGCTACCACATCCGCGAACTGCGGCGGGAACTGAAGAACGCGTTCCCGGGCTTCGAGGGGGAGATCGTGGCCGGCAGCGACGAGGGGTATCGGTTGCAGTTGCGGTGAGTCGGGCGGCGAGCGGCGCGGACCGGGAACCGTTAGCCACCGGCTAACGGTTCCCGGTCCGCTTCATTTCCGGGGGTTCGGCGGGGTCTGGTAGGGCGACTACCAGGCCCCTACCAGCGCCCCCACGCCATTATCCGCGCGTCCCTGACACGACGCCCCACGCGGGGGCGGGTAGAGTTCCGCAGCGTGGGGGAGGCGGGGTCAGGAGGTGCGTTCAACATGCTCGACCACGGCCCGCCGGATGTACTCGCCGACGCTGGCGCCGAACCGCGAGGCTTGTGCCTGGAGGCGCGCGTGAAGGTCGCCGACGCCACGGAGTGTGATGACCGCGGTTCGCCGCGCGGGCCGCTTGCTGGTGCCGCCGGTCCGGGTTTCGGCCGCGTGGCACGACTTACAGAGCGTCACGCAGGCGCCGGGGTCGAGCGAGTAGTCGCTGCCGGGGGAGGTGCGGTGGACTTCCAGGCCGGTGCCGACCGCCTCGCGGTGTTCGGCGTCGGGCATGTCACAGCGAACGCAGCGCATGCCGTCGCGGGCGCGCACGGCCTTCTTGATCCGCTCGCGGGCGGTGGAGGATTGCGGCATGGTCACGCCCTCGGCTTCTTCGGGGGCGGGCCGGCATCGCCGCGCTCCCGCTTCAGGTCGTCGAGCATGGCCGCCTCGTCCTGGTCGATGACGGCGGTCACCGCCAGCGCCAGGTAGTCCGGGACACTCAGATCCCGGTGCGCGGCGATGCGAGCGATGCGGCGGACGAGCGACTTACGCAGCCGCACCGTCTCGGTTTCTTCCTTCTTTCCCATTGGGGAAAGCGTAGCGAGCTTCATGGGTGACCTCCATCGCGAACGCGTCGCGGCGTTGGATTCTAGCAGATGCCACAATGTGGCAAGTAACTAATTCACGATAATTCAGAATATCGTGATTCGTGGCTTGACACAATGACACAATGCGACTAGATTACCCCCACACAGACGCGACGGCCCCGACCCGCAGGAGACGACGATGATCCGCACGCAAGAGATGGTGGCGATGGTGGGGCAGGCGTGGCGGGGAATCCTGACGCTCGCCGAACTGCGGCAGCGGCTGACGGCCGAGGAGTGGGCGATGGCCGCCACGCTCGACGGCCGGCTGAACCGGATGGTGGAACTGGACTACGAGTGACCCCGACCCCCAACCCCTTGCAGGAGATCGCCCGTGAGATTCGCGTCCCGAGACATCACGAAGCCGCTCATCAAGGTGACCCCCAACCCGGACGCCGGCACCGTCACCGTCTGGGTGGACGACGAGGAGGACAGCGTGCCGTGGGCGAGCCTGACGCTCACCCGCAGCGACATGGACGGTCTGGCCCGCGAGTTCGGGGTCGAGATCGACGACTCGGCGGCCGACCCCGACGCGACGGTCACCGCCCCGACGAGCCCGGACGTCGGGTACGCGGTCGAGTCGGCCGACGACGACGGCCCGGACATCGTCCTGGGCGGGGAGGGCTAGCCGTGGCGAAGCCCAGGCCGGTGGTGCAGCCTTTGGTGGTCGGCCCGACGGCCGAGGACTTGTGCAGCGACGGGGTGCTGACGGCGGCCCAGTTCGCCCGGTTCGTCGGGCTGGAACTGGAGACGTGCCGCAAGTTGTTCCGGCGGCGCGAGGTGGAGTGGTTCCGCGTCCGCCGCCGGGTGGTGGTGGCCCGGCGGGTGGCGGTCGCGTGGCTGGCCGCCCAGATGCGGCGGCAGTGGGAGGGCGGGCCGTGAGCTGGTGGCACTTCCTGCCCCCGTGGCAGGCGCTGATCGTGATCGCGGTGGCGTGGGTTGTGATGCTCGCCGTGGTGTTCACGGGCGACGACTCCGAGCGGGAGGACGACTGAGATGGCCGGCATCTTGGACATGATCGCCGGGAGCCTCCCGCCCACTTCGACCTACGCGAAAAGGTCGTGGGTCTGGATTCCCGGCGGCCCGGACGGGCGGCTCGGGACGCTCACCATCTCGCTCCAGAAGGGCGAGCGGCGGGGCCGGCGGACGGTCGCCATCGAGAGCGACAGTTACGCGGTGGACTGGGACACCGAGCCGCTGACGGGCGTGATGGGCCGGGCGCTGCTCCTGGCGAACGAGACGGACCCCGAGGCGGCGGAAGTGTACCGCGTGGTGTGCGGCCCGCGGTGGTCGTGCAACTGCAAGGCGGCGCTGTGCCGGCTGGACTGCAAACACGTTTCGGCCTGCCGGGCGATGGTCGAGGCGGGCGGACTCTCCAGCGAGGAGTGACCCATGTGCGACGTGATCGAGGTCGTGCTGCCGGGATCGATGGAGGGCGACGCGGACAAGGCGATTGCCGCCCTCCGGGACGCGACAACGTCCTGGTGGATCGAGGATACGCTGGCCGCCGTCAAGGCGCTGCGGCTGGCCGCCCAGTGGCACTACGGCGGCGACGCCTGGCGGCGGCTGAGCGAGGCCGCGGACAGGATCGAGTTGCGGCTGAAGCAGGGCCAGCCGTGGAAGCGGACCCTGCGGAACGCGCTCGCCGACGTCGGCCCGCTCCTGCGGGCGGTCGCCGGGCGGGACGACTGACACGGAGGCGACGATGGGCAAGGTGATGCTCGGGGCTGTGATGGGTTGCTTCTCGACGGCGGGCGCGTGCCTGGTCTTCGGCGTGCCCGGCGAGCCGCTCGGGGCGGCGCAGGAGCGGGAACTCCGCGACACGCGGCGGGCGGTCGAGTCGCTCGGGCGGGAGGTCGCGGGGCTGCGGGGCCGGCTGGAGCACCGGCCGCACTCGGTCGAGGAGGACGCGGCGCGGCGGGCGAGCCTGGGGCGGCCGGTCGCGGTCGAGCCGGGGCGACTGCCTCCGGACGTGATCGGGCCGCAGAACCTGCCGATTCCGAAGGAGATGCCGTGAGCGAAGCGAAGCATACCCCGGGGCCGTGGCAGTGGGTGATTCGGGGCGGCAACGAGGTCACGCTCGTCCACCCGGGGCACGGCTGGCTGACCGTGATGGACTTCGTCCGCCGCGGGATGCAGGGCGGGACATTCCGTCTCGCGACATGGAAGGGCGACGAGCGGGAGAACATGGGCGGCATCATGCGACCGGCCCACGAGATCAAGGCCGCCGAGCACCCCGACGCCCGCCTCATCGCCGCCGCGCCGGACCTGCTGGCGGCGTGCCAGGCGATGCTGGCCCACGGCTGCGGCGGCGACTACCCGCTCGGCCGGGTGGCCGCGTGGGAGGAGGCGGTGTCGCTCGCCGAGGCCGCCATCGCGAAGGCGACGGGCGGGCCGGCGTGATGCTCACCGGGGCGTTCGTCGCGGGGTGGCTGCTCGGATACCTGTACGGCCGGCTGGGGAGTCGGCGGAGGGCGTGACGCATGGACGCACTGCACGGCACCCTCGCCACCCTCCTGGCCCTCGCACTCGCCCGCAACCGCACGCTCGCGGCGCGGTGCCGGCGGCTGGAGGACGCGGCGGTGCGGGTCTGGCGGGAGATGTCGGCGGGGCGGCAGGCGGAGAAGCGGAACACCAGCACGAGGGCGAGATGAGCGACCAGAACGAGCGGTACGAGGTGCGGCACTACACGGACGCCTGCTGGCCGCACACCTGCGCGACGGCGGCCGACCTGCCGTCGCTGATCGAGACGCTGTGGGGCCGCCTCACCGACGCCGAGCGGCTGGCCCTCTGCCCGCGGCTGGGCGTGACCCGGGTGCCGATGCTGTTCGTCCGGCAGTGCCCGACCTGCGCCGGGGACGGGCACTACCCCTACCCGGGCAACCCGGACCCGGAGGGCCGCTGCCCGACGTGCAGGGGCGCGAAGACCATCACGCCGACGATGCCGGTGCCGGTCTCGCCGCAGTCGCACAACGACTACAGCGCCGCCGGCACGCCCTCGGGGTCGCCGGACGCGGCGGGGGCGTCGGTGCTGGACCGGGCGGGGTGAGGTGGGATTGGTCGCGGCATCGCGGTCGCCGCCCTCAGTCGGCGACCGCGGGCGGGCGGGCGGCGTCCCAGCGCCCCCGTCGGGGTTCGATTCCCCGCGCGACCGCTGCAATCGCGATTGCGTTTTTCGCTTCCATCAACGTGAACCGCCGGCGGTCCTGGGGAGGATTGTCGCCGGCGGCTCGGAGGACTGCCGATGTCTTCGCCCGTTTCGACGCGGAACCTGCGGGAAATCTGGGTCTTCGGCCCCGGCGACTACCGCGAACTGGTCGGGGAGTGCGGGACGGTCCACGCGGACCGGGCCGACGCGACCGCCTCAGCCCTGCGGATGTGGCTGCGGCTCGACCGCTGGACGCCCGACGCCCTGCCCGACGAGTTGCTGATGTACCCGTCGTGGCTGCGGTCCTGCGGGGTGGACCCGCGGAAGTGCCGCGTCCAGGCGCGGGCGGTCGAGGCCGAGGTCAACGGCGTGGCCGAACTGGAGCCGGCCCTCGCCTGACGGGAGCGACGTCCGGCGACGGGGCGCGGAAGGTCCGGTTTTTGCCTTTGCGTGCGGACCACAGTCGTTCGTGGGGCGGGAGCTGCGAGGGGCCGGGCGGCCCCGAAAGAGCGCCGCAGCCGGGGCGCGTGGGTCTTGACCCCGCGGCCCCGGCCACTGCCCGACGGCCGGGCACGAGCCCCGGGGTGCGTTTCTGGCGCCCCGGGGCCGCCGCCGAACAACGAGGGGGGGGGGCGTGCCATGAGTTTCCGCGCGGCGACGGTCGAGGAGCGGGCGCGGCGGATCGTGCTGTCCGCCGCCCGGGATGGGTCGCGGCGGCGGATCGGCGCGGCGCCCGTCGCCCTGTACCGCTCCGCGGCGGAGGCGTCCGACGAGCGGCGGCGGGCCGTCGTGTGGCTGCTCGTCCGCGGGTACGCCGCCAAGTCCGCCCGCGGGGTCTACCACGCGACCGACGCGGGGATCGCGTGGGCTAAGCGGGGGGCGGCGGAAGGCTAGGCCGGCGGCTGCGGGGGCCAGTAGCCGGCCCGCTCGAGGAACTGCTCCAGCGCGAGCCGCAGGGCCGACGCCTCGGTGGGCTGCGGCTTCGTTTCCGCGATGTACCGCTCCAGGGCCGCGAACAACTCCGCGGGGGCGTGGAACGCCTTGCGTGGCTGCCTGTGGCGGTCGCCGGGCTGGTTCCGCTTCGCCTCGGGGTCCGGCCGCCGGCCCGGCTTCTTCTTGTCGTTCTTCATGGGAGGAATCCTAGCCCCGGATCGTGTGTTTGTACAGCGGCAAACTATTTTGTAATTCGTGTGTTGACACACACGGCAACACAGCGTAGTATGCCCGTGTTGAGACGACGCCACCAACGGGAGATTGAGATGTCTGCGACCTACACGCACACCGGCCGCAAGGCGAGCGTCGGGTACACGCACTACGGGGACACGGACGCCTTCCGCGGCGGGGCGAAGGCCGGCAAGGTCCACGCGCTGAACGCCGCCGGCAACCGCGGGTACGAGGCGGTCTGCGGCGTGGTGGTCCCGACCTACTGTCACGACCACCGCTGCGAGGAGAGGAATCCGGTCGAGCGGGCGACGACCGCCCCGGGGGTCACCTGCAAGGCGTGCCTCAGGCGGAAGCCGGTTCCGGTCGCAGTCCCGAAGCGAGATCGGCACGTCGTGTTCCTCGCCATCTGCACGGGCGAGGTCGTGCGGTGGAGCACCGAGAGCACCCGCGAAATCGCCGAGCGGTACGCGGCGGCCATCGCCGAGCGGGGATCGTGCAGCGTGACCCAGCCCGACGGGTACGTCCTGCATGCCTGGGCCGAGACTCGGCGGGAAGAGTGAGTCTTTCCAGACCGCGGGAGGGCCGCCCTCCCGCCACGGGAGGCGAGCCATGAGCGACGCGGTTGCGGGCGACGACCTGCTTGCGGCGGCGAAGGCCGTCCTCGACGGGTGGTACGGCACCAAGGGCGAGGTGTACGGCGAGGACATCAGGCGACTGGAGGCGGCGGTGTCTCGAGCGATCGGCGTCGATTCTTATTACGCCGTGTGGCTCCGCGGCCTCCCGCCGCTTGCGGAGTGAGACGCGATCCAGCCGAGTCGGCTCGTGGCCGGCGGCAAGAGGGCGGCCCCTCCGGGGGCCGTTGCAGGCGGTGGTTTCCGCGATGGGGTTGGGGTGCGGACCGGAACCCGCACTCCCCGAGGTTCGATCTCCTCGGCGCGGGACTGGCATCAACCAACGGAGGCACCGTGAGTACGGCACTGGCGAAGGCGGAGAAGGCGGAGCGGAACGGGGCGGAACTCGCCCCCGCGGCCCCGTCCCGGGGGGCGGTGATCGTGGCCGACGCGCTGCGGCAGGAGAGCGAGCAGCGGCACCTGCTCGGGCAGTACGTCGCGCACCACATGGTCGAGGGGACGGACTACGGGGTCATCCCGGGCACGAAGAACCGGACGCTCCTGAAGCCCGGGGCGGAGAAGCTCACCCAGTTGTTCCGCACCATCCCCCGGTACACCGTCGAGGACAAGGTCGAGGACTGGCAGACGGGGCTGTTCAGTTACCGCTTCCGCTGCCAGATCGTGACGCAGGCGGACGAGACGGTGGTCGCCGAGGGCGTCGGCTCGTGCTCGACCTACGAGAGCCGCTACCGCTGGCGGAACGCGGACCGGACGTGCCCGAACTGCGGCAAGCCGACCATCATCAAGGGCAAGGCCGAGTACGGCGGCGGGTGGCTGTGCTTCGCCAAGAAGGGCGGGTGCGGGGCCAAGTTCGGCGACGACGACGAGGCGATCGTCGGCCAGCCGACCGGCCGCGTGCAAAACCCCGACCTGATCGACTGCGTCAACACCGTCTTGAAGATGGCCAAGAAGCGGGCGCTGGTTGATGCGGCCATCGCGCTGGCCCGCTGCTCGGACGTGTTCACGCAGGACGCCGAGGACTTCGCCGCCGACCACCCCGCGCCGGCCCCGGCCGCGCCGGCCGTCAACGCCGACATGGTGGACGTGTACCGCGGGCGGATCGAGGAGGCCGCGACCCTCGCCGCACTCGGGGAACTGTGGAAGGCGATCCCCAAGCAGTACGCGGCCGAACTGGTCACAGACAAGGACCGCCGCAAGGCCGAACTCGCCGCCGCCACCGCCCCGAAGGCCGCGCCGGTGGACGACGCGGACCTGGCGGCCGACGACTTGCGCGCGCGGCTCGAGGGCGTCATCCTGGAGGCCGGCACCGACCTCGCCGCGGTGATGCGGCGGC